GAGGTGACAGGCTGTTGCGGGCCTTGAAGGCCTTGCAACGCACCCGCAGTCAACCCGGCCATCGCACCCGAACGAAGTGCTTCACCCGGCTTCATGCCCATCACCAAGCCTGCGCCAGTGCCCAAGAGGCCTGTGCTCAAGCCAGTGCTCAAGGCAGTTCCGGGCGCAGCAATTGGAGACAGGAATTGCGAAACCCCCTTCAACGGGCTTCCGAGGCCTCCAAAGTCGCCGCCACCGCCAATGTAGCCTAGCGCACCCGAGACCAGCGCATCCTTGATGTTTCCACCCGCTAATAGCGTGGTTCCAGCACCGGCAACCGCCGCCGCAGCGGGTGCGCTCATCAAGCCAAGACCCATGGCCCCTGGTCCGAGGACCGTGGCCAACGCAACCGTGGCCAGGACTCGGCCAACCGGCGACTGAACGACCTTTTTGGCGATGTTTACAACGCTTTTGACGACTCCGGTTACTGCCCCAACAACGCCTTTGACCAGTTTCTTGATAAAGTATTCAGGCAGCCCTGTATCGGGGTTGATCGTCCCCGATCCACCCATGCGCTTGAGCATCTGCGCCTCTTCCGGCGTGATATGCGCAAGCATTGTGTCGCCATGTCGGCCTTTGGACGCAAGATACTGCGCCATGTCCGCTAGGCCGCCCTGGGCCATGGCCATGGGGGCAACAGGCTCGGCCGTTGCCGGGCCCATGGTTGACGCTTGTTCCGCCCCTTGGATTTGACGCGATTTCAACTCATTGAGCACCGCAAGAACGGCGCTCAAAAACTCCATGTCAAACTCTTCGGGCAGGTCCTCTGGATCCACCCCCTCTGCGATCACCTCTTGCCGCCGTTTTTTGTACTCTCGCGGGCTTTGCAAAAGGTACTCAAAAATCCCGATCGCAGTGTCTATTTCGTTGGGGGTAAGCTCTACCCCCTGAGAGGTACGGTCAATTTCGGCACGTAGATCAGTAAGCGATTGGGGATCAACCATCCCCATTGCCGTAGCAGCCGCGTCGTAAGCGTCATAGCTGCTGACCGCCTGCGGGGCACGACCGTTGCCTTGCATGTCCCCCATTCCTGGGAGCGACATGATGCCTTCATTTTCCATGACATTCCTTTCCTTGACTGGCCAATGGCCCTAACGAGGGCCGCGCGCCGGGAAAGGACGCGAGATTGGCTGAGATTATCCGATAGGTCATAGGGCCCTGTCCACTGTCAAGTCCGGTCAATTTCTAGGTAAGAAAGCCAGAAATCGACGTCCGCAACGCTTGAGGTCACCTTCAAGACATCGCCAGCTTCCAAAATGCACGAAACCCCCGACAACGCATCCATGGTCTGCATGGTGGGCAGCGCATAAGTCTTCAAAAGCTTGTAGTTGGTGCCGCCTCCGCCAGGATAGACGGCAATCGTCAAACTGGTGACGCTGGCGTTCTCGTTGGTCACCCGCAATGACGACATGATGGCCGCGTTTGCTGCCGGTACGGTGTAGAGCGTCGTTTCCGTGGCGGCAGAAGGCGTGAGGTATTTGCGCAGATACTTGTTGGCCATGTCACATCGCCGATATGAAGTTGATGGTGAGAATCACCGACGGGATTTCAGGGCGAGTCGGCGTCGATTCGGCCGCGTAGTGCTCCAAGAACACGTCAGTGCTGCTGGCCCACCAGGCGATCTGCAGGTAGTTGGTGCTTGGGTCGTTGACTGTGAAGATGCCGGTGATGGCTGGAACAATGTGTGCCCACGTGCTTGAGTCCTTGCGGGCCGCGATGTCAAAACGAGTGCGGCTGCTGGGGTAGTTCACGCCGGTGTCCTTGGCCCAGACCTCAAACTCCTGCACGGCGTTACTGCGGTTGGAGACCTGCAGGGTGAATGTGACCAAGTACTGGCCCGAGCAGGGGACGTAAATCTTGCTGTTGTCCACCACCCGGATGCCGTTGGACAGCGCCACCACATCGTAGGTCAGAAGCTCCTCGGTCGTCGTGCTGGTGAGGTCCTGGTCCAGGTTGGAGATCAGCATCGCATGCGGCAAGATGATGCCGTTGCTGTTCTGAAATCCCCGGATGCCGCCAGCAAACCCGCCTCCCGCTCCGCTGCCCGCTGCCATCCATGTGGCAGCACCTGCAGTGTTTTCGCTGGTCACCGGCGTGTAGGTGTTGTTGAGCTGCAAGATGATCTGCTCAAGCGAGCGCACCAGCTGGTTGAACTGGGACGGGTCATAGCCCGACTGATTCGCGTTGGGCAAGCGGACGTTGGTGATCTTGCTCATCTCAGGCCATCCGGTTGGATGTCCACGCGCATCGTGCCAAAGCGCCACGTGCCGCCCAGCTCGTCGCTCTCAATGCGCAGTTGAATCTGACGCCCGCGTGCGCGAGTGTCCACCTTGTCGGTGGTGGGCGTGATGATGTACGGGTCCAAAGAGCTTGGCGTGGCGCTGGTTTGCGGATACAGGCGCAGCAGCAGCCGAACGGTCAAGTTGCCCACCTGGCGCTTGAAGTCAGGGATAAAGCGCCTCATGAACAGCACCTGGTCGCCGTCGCCAATATCGAAGTAGCCCGAATAGATGTAGGCGTCAATGGGCTCGCCGTTGGCGTCCACACCGTCCTCTTGGTTGTATATGAGCGTGCGGCCAGGGGTTAAGCCATAGATTACAGTGAGCGTGGACTCCTCGCTCAAAGGCAGGTATTCCGCTCCCAACGGTTTCTCAAACGTGCCGATATCGCGCCATGCCGTACGGGCCATGGTGCCAATGGACCAGACGTTTTCCAAGTAGTTGTACGTCACAAAGCGGTTGATGTAGTCGCTGCTAAGCGACGCGTAGAACCACGTCACCTCGTTGAACTGGGTGTTGATGCCCACGTTTACGGCAAAAGCCTGAGCGATGTTGATGTCATCAAAAACGTAGTCTTGCACCGTGCACGGAATCTTTTTGACCGTACCGTCAAAGACGAAGAACGCGTCCTTGCTCATCCAATAGGCCACGCCATTGACGTCAGCTGCTGCGTGAGGCGCGATGATGCCGCAGTTGGCCCCCAGCTGTTGGAAGCCAAAGGTGTAGGGCGGACCGAGGTACTGCTGGCCGTGCAGCGAGGTGTCCGTCCAGATCAGAATCTGGCCGCGCGAGCGCAGCGCCGAGATGATCTCGTTGCCGTCCGTGAGCCGTTGTCCGCCGGCCGTGTTTGTGGCCGTGGCCACAAAGTCACCGATGTTCTCCTGGTCCGAGAAGCGCACAAACATCGGGTCCTGGCTGGACGGATCGCCCAGGATGGACTCTGTGCCAAAGCACACCAGGTGCCTGTCCGGCGTGGACACCAGGGCATACTTGGATTTGGTGGGGGCTCCCACAAGGACCACGGCCCGCGTGTCGAGGCCTCCGCTCGGTGTAGAAGCGGGAGACCACTCGTAAATTGCGCCATCCACCTGTTGTATGAGCAGAGTTTCCCCGTAGTTGTCAAACTGCCAGACGCGCGGGAAAAGCGACACAGAGGCAGACGCGGGGCGAGGAGTGCCCCAAGTGTTTAAGCCCCACGTGCCTATGCCCCAGCCAAAGTCAAGGAATCCCTTGTCACTTCCCACGCTGATTTGGTAGGTGGCAGTGCCCGCTCCGGCACCGGAAGCAGTACTGGTCGCCGTGGTGGGCGAGAGGATGGTGTAGGTGCCGGTGCTTAATATTTCTTGGATTTCAAACTCGTTTTGCAGGTCTGCATCAAGAATTCCCCCCGGATCGCCTGTGACTGCGCTGAAGGTAACGAAGTCGCCCTGCACCGCCCCGTGTGCGGCATCGTTGATGGTTACCAAGGCGCTGCCGTTGACCGTGGTGAAGGTAACTGCGCCTGTGTCGCGAATGGGGGTGATGTCGGCCCATTCACCGCCGTAGAAGGCGTAGACCTTGCGGTTGGTACCAATCGCTGCGTAGGGCGCTCCGCTCAAGCTATTCCAAGTAAATATCTCGCTGGTTAAGCCAACAAAGCTGGCTTGCGGGTTTTCAAAACGCGTCCAACCGCCGATCTTCTCTGGCAAGCCATAGCGAAAGCGCACAAAGTCGCAATCCACCCAGCCGCCTTCCGCGCCGTACTCGGTGTTTTGCTTGTCAATGCCGGGCTTCAAGAACAGTCTAAGAAGTGCCATGATTTATCTGTACCCTGCTGTTTTCTTGGCGATTTTCTTGGGCTGAGCCACGAACTGCTTGCCCTTGGCGTTGCCCTTGGATTTCGCCCGGTTGGTGGCGGCCTTCTCGGCCGGGCTCAGTGCATTCCAGGCCGCAGCCGGCAGGTAGCGTTTCTTACCCTTGCTGGGCTTGCCGTCAGAGGTCTTCCAGCCCTGGGCGGTCCAGTCCTTGAGGGATTTCTGCGAAGGTTTCATGACGTGTAGCCTCCGCCTTTGGCTTTGTACTCGCGCGCGAGCATCTGAGCTTTGCGACCGGACCACTCGCCCGGATCACCGCCCTTGGTGCCGGCTTTGATCTTGCTGAACAAGGCCTTGCGCATGCCGGGCTTGGTGTAGTTGCCAGCGGCGTTGACCTT